AGACCAATGACGAAGCTTATCGGTATTGCTGTCGCTATTCTGGCCCTCAGTGGCCCGGTTATGGCTGCTCCAGGTGGTCAGGGTAAGGGCAAGGGCCAGGCAATGTCCGCATGCGCCAAGCAGTGGAATGCCTATAAGGAGGCCCATAATATTAAGGGCCAGGGTACAGGTCGGGCACATCAGAAGTTCATGTCGGATTGTCTCACGACTCCGGTTAAGCCTGATCCAGTTACGCCTGCTGTTCGCTAATAAAACTTCTGAAACCTTGGAGGGTCGGTTAAATTCCAGCCCTTCATTCTCATCTTAGGAGAACTAAAATGCCATACTTTGTAAGACAAAAAGCTACAGCAGATGACTCACTTAATCTAGATCATTGTATTCGTATAGAAAAAGGTTATACTCCCACACAAGAAGTAGATGGATCGACTACTATGGATTTTTATATTTTGTTTAGAATGATAAACGGTTATTATACTTGGTCTTATGGTCCTGATAAAACTGAAAGAGATCGGGAGTTTGATTGGCTTTGTAACTTGAAGAGCTAAGTAAACATGGATGAAGAGCTTCTTTATTCCCCCGATCCTTCACGTTTTATGGACAAGTTCGTTGGTCCGAAAGGATCAACGAATCCAAAAATATTTATCGTAGGGGAAGCTCCAGGACAAGAAGAGCACGATTCTGGAATTGTCTTTGTAGGTCCAGCAGGAAAAACATTAGATCGTATATTAGATGCAGCAGGTATAGATATATCTACAGTTAGGTGGTGGAATGCTATTCCTTATCGACCGTTTGAAATTAGTCAGTGGAAAAAGGTAAAGAATCGTACACCTACGGATGATGAAATAAACTTCTATAAAGTTTTTCTTCTTGCTGATATTGAAAAGACAAAGCCGGAAATCATTGTTGCGGCTGGTAGGACAGCTATGCTCGCACTTGGAATTGAGGAATCAACCCAAAGAAAAGCGCGAGAGAGTACCTATCATTACAATGAAATTCCAGTTTTCTGTACGTGGCATCCGTCCTATGTAAATTATAGGAGCGAGACAACGCGCGCATTTGATGAATGCGTTGATGATTTCAAAAGAGCCGTCAATAGCAAGAAAAGACAGATTCAAGAGCTTGATTCTAAGATCATTGATATTCTCGATTATGATGAGATTGAAGATGAGCTTTGGGAATTTGATACGCTTGTACTCGACTATGAGGCGTCAGGTGTAAAGCCGTACAACAAAGATTTTCACCTAGCAGGTATTGCTCTCAAAGGCTTAGGATCATCTAAATCTTATTATATCTACATGCACGATTTTTGGAGGACGAAAAACGAAATTGAAATTCCAGAAGATATTCTGAAACGCATTGGAGCTTTGCTTTCTGCAAAGAGAGTTATTGTTTGGAATATGCAATATGAGTGTGCAGTCACTCTTTCTGTTTTCAATCGCTATTTAAAGAATGTAACTGACTTACTTCTTTGGAGTCGTGCTCTCGGGACAAGCTCTGGAAAATCAAATCGTCTAAAAGATGTTGCACAACGTCGTCTGAATATCCAGAGATGGGCTTCAGAAGTTGACACTTGGGTTGAGCAAACAACTACTCTTTTTAAGAAATGCGCTGTTACTCCAAAAAGTAACGCTCGACATGAGATGATCTTTATCTCTGAAGGGGATGCTAAGCTCGATCTTGAACCAGCTAAGACATTTGAAGATGTTTTAATTTATATCTTGGCAAAATTCAATATCGTTGAGTTTTCAGAACTTAATGAGCCAAACAAGGCTAAGAAGCTTACACAAAGAGACATTGACGTATTCAATGCGTTTGATGGACTCAATCAGATTGCAAACAAATATTATAAGGGCGAAAAGCTTGAAGCGTTTTGTCAGAAGTTTTTTAAACTCTTGAGAGAGCGCACAGAGGCCAAGGACTCGGAAATCCGGTATACAGATATTCCGATCGAAATCATTGGCCCTTACGCAATATACGATATTTACTATACAGATGCTCTGTATTTCAACTTCAAGGAAGAGATTGAAAAATCAGGGCTCGAAAGAACTATTGAGATTTACAACTCTCATGGAAACCTTGCCTTTGAAATTGAGTCTGCTGGAATTGGGTGGGATAACGATAAAGCCGAAGAACTTGATCGACAGTACAAAAAAGCCGCAGTCGAAACACTGCGTCAACTCATCCTTGTTCCAAAGATGCTGGATATCCTTGAGATCAACAAAACTCAAGATATATTGAAAATCCAAACAACAAATAATCTGGATGACTTGACAGAGTTTTTCAATCCAGGATCGTCACACGTCACGACTAGAGACAGGCTCTCTAACCTGCTTATAACCGGACGGGTTAAATTCACGCGCATGCTTTACGAAATCTTTAAGGATTTCTCTCCACGTCCTGAAGCGGAGCGCTATAAGAATTTTCCTGTTTTGTATCCAATCATTGATCAATTGCTTGCTATTAAGGACCCTCTTGAACGAATTGAGATGATGGACGATTTTGTCAACAATGCTCAAGCTATAACAAAGAAGATTATTGAGCATCCCGAAAATGATCCAGATGTTTGGAGAGACAAAAAGAAGAACAAAATAGAAGTTCCTGAAAGGGAGATTTGGCTTAAGTTCAGCAATTGGAGTTTAGAGAAAACTGATTCAGTCCATTTAAGTGAGTTATTCGATTCTTTTGAATCGATCTTAGGAGTCGATGTTGACAATAAATCAACATGGATTCCCGAATTCGAACAGCTTGTTCTATTCAAGAAATATAAGAAGATTATGAAGAACTGGACTTCTTATGTCTGGGGAAAAAATGGACGTGGACATATCTCTGCTATCGATTTGCAAGACATTGAAACTCTAAAAAACACAAGAGAACCTGGACATAAAGAAAAAAGGCCAAATAGAAAGATTTGGATAAAAGAGACTGAAGTAGGTGTATTAACTGCAAAAACTAGGAGGTGGCAATGCGGGGACCACACTCTGCCTAGTGGATCAGAACTAATGGATACAAGAATTTCTCGCTTTCCTGATGGAGTAATTATCCATTATGATTATTCGCAAATGGAATTGAGAATTGCAGCTCATCTTGCTCAAGATCATAACTTACTTGATAAGTTTGAGGCTGGAGCCGATATTCACGGCTTTATCGCAACAAAGGTTTGGAAGAAACCTGAGAGAGATATTTCTAAAGATGAGAGAAGATTTAGCAAAAGTGGAACTTTTGCAATTTTATATGGAGATACACCTCCTGGATTTGCTGTGAAGTTCATGCATGGTGATGTTCCAGCAGCAGAAGCGCTGTTTAATAACTTCTATGAAGGTTTCCCAGATATGAAGACTTGGATCAAAAAACAACACAGATTGTCTTTGGACACAGGGATTATCAAGACTTACCTTAATGATTCGCTTGATATAGAAATGCCTTATCAAGCCATTCAGATTTCTGATGCTGATAAGGATTTGTTAGCAGAAGATGTTTATACCAGAAAAGTTGCCCTTTCTGATAACTGGAAGGAAGATCGTTATCTGAGAGGACAAATCGCAAAAGCTTTTCGAAATTCACAAAATTGGCCAATTCAACTTCTCTCATCTGTTCTTGCAGGATTAGGGATTAACTATATGAATCAATATCTGCGTGAACAGCAAATGACTTCGAGAGTTGTACTTTTCACTCATGATTCCGGTGATATAGATACTCAAATAGCAGATGTTCCAAAGGTGATCGAAATGATCCCTGAAACATCTGTGAATAGGATTAGGGAAGAGTTTGGAATCTCTGTGAAGACAGATGTTGAAATTTGCATTACAGGTCGAAAAGGAGTCGAGATTTCAAAGTTCTCGATTAAGGACGGAGTTGTTGGTGGTAATTTCAAAGCCAATAAGCAATACCTCCAAGAAGTTGTAGACAAACTGGAAAAGCATAATGTCAAGTGCTGTTATGAGATTGAAGAGAGTGAAACAGAAAAGAGCAGCGTCAAGGACTTATTTCAACAGAAAAAGGCTTACTCACTTGATATCGGAAAGCCCAAAGAAATTGTCAAAGGAATCATTGCGATCGACTTCGCAAACGCAGAACGAATCCCGATCAAATAAACAGACCCGTCTAGGGTCTCTTGTTGAAACCTTAACCGATGTTTTTGTCGGATATTCAATGGCGTTAGGAGCAAATGCAATTATATTTCCACTTTTCGGATTTCCAGTTTCTTTATCTCAAAACATGATAATTGTTGCTACTTTCACAATCTTAAGCATAATAAGGAAGTTCATAATTAGAAGAATCTTTGAGAACTTTAAATAGGAACTTTCTCTCCTTGAAAATTGAGACAGACTCTGGTAGCTAAGAAAGTGCAGTTGGGAGGGCGGTCTTTAGCCGTTCGTTGGAAACAATGTGCCTTTTTAGGGCTTGTCATTTCACTCGGCTGCATTTTTATATGACGGAGACTCCGTCATATATCTTAGGGTGAGGAACGGGCACGAGTCCTGCACGCTGCGTGTCCTTAGTTTACGCTCCTCATCTTGGGTGGTAGTCAGGTGTAGCCACCCACCGTTTGTGAAAGCAGAACATTTCAATGAAAAGCGCCAAGGATCATTTTGGTGGTCTGTATTACAAGAAACCACTATTAGGTGAGGCGTTGTTTAAGTCACTTAAGACAAGAGTGGAAAAAGCAAACATGGCAGACGAAGTTGACCATCCAAGCCATTACGGGGGAGAATCAAATCCTTACGAAGTTATTAAAGTTATGCGTGCTTGGCTTACTAGAGAAGAATATATTGGAGCACTAAAATTTAACATTCACAAGTATTTAGCAAGAGCCCAAAAAAAGGGCAGAGAACAAGATTTCCAGAAAGCTGCTTGGTACAGTAAGGAACTTGCGGATTACACAAAGAATTCGAGTTAGCCTCTGATCTTGACCTCCGAGGGCTAGCTGCCGAGTCCAAGAACAGAAAGACTAGATCGGGAAGATCAGAGGTTTGTCCTGAAGCTGCTCTCTCTCTGCGCCAGGACAAGGTAGTGCATAACCCGCTCTAATCTAGTCAACGGCGGCAATAATTTTTCCAGGAGAAATCAAATGGCAGAATATGGCGGACACCCAGATTACAAAAACAAGAGATGGATTAAAACGGTTTGGGATTTGAAAGAGGGAGATACATTTACAACCACTGTTGAAGGAAAAGTTTGTATTTTCAAAGTGGAAGGATTTTATCACAGCTTTCTTGACGGTTGGTGTCCTACTCTCAAAAAGGTCTATGAACTTTAGGAAAGGCAATTCAATGTCAGAAAGAAAGTCAGAACTTCCGAAGAAAGTGGACCTTTCTAGAAAAGTTCGAATCCGAGATCAAGGACAATTAGGGTCTTCTACAAGTTTCGGAGTAGGTGCTGCAATAGAACAAAAATGCAAAACAAAGCTCACTCCAATTAAGACCTACTATATAGTATCGAAGAAATAACATGTTCTTTATTTCACCTTTAGAATGTCATTGTCGTAATCCATTGATAAAATGTGATAATAGTGGTTGTCGCTGTGTATTTTGTGGTAGGCCACAAAGAACTAATGTTCCAGAGCTTACATATGAAGAAATAAAGTGTGTTACAGGTAAAGATAAACAAGATATAGATTATACAAAAATAACTAAAGAAATAGCAGGAGAAGGTATATGAGTTTTGATCGCTTGAGGGCCGAAGAGATTTTACACAATGTCATGCGTGAAGCTTCAGATGCCCGGTCTAAGAACCAGTGGAAAGAGGCTGATGAACCATACGTTGTTGAGAACGAAGCCCTCTATGAAGCTGTCAGCTTTATTCTCCAACAGATGATTCAGCGAGACGATAAGGAACGAGACGAAAGCCCTCCAGTTCTCGACAATCCAGGTTTTCTTTCAAGTGGAGGTTAAAAGCTATGGTAGATGATTTGACTCCTGAAGAACTAAGAGAGCAAGAGGCCCTTCAGCGTATTCTCGAACGCTTTGTAATGTTTTCACAAAAACATTTGGATGAGAATTTCAAGAATCATCCAGAAGCAAGTAGTAACAGAAATCTTGTTTCTGAATCCGTACTTGACATGGCAATGGCAGCACAGATTTACAGCAAAGTTTTTGAAGGGAACATTTATCAGCAAGCAAAGAATCGAGTAAGCGGCGTCCGGGACTTCATACCAGAGCCAATAGGAAGGCCACAGACAGCCATACAGCCCAAGCCGCAGTCTAAGGCCCGAGGCGAAGAGATAAGCCTGCTAGAGGCTCTAAGCACGTTTGGCTCACAACCTATTGGATCAGGAACAGCAGGTAGCTCGTCTGCCCCTGCCACAAACCCTGATGGATCACCAAACCTCACTCAACCATTAACCCCAGAACAGATTTCAGCGCTTAAATCACAACCGGGACAGCCATCTTCTGTTCAAGAGTCTTCTAGTGAGAGTGAAATTTCTCGCGTTCTTAAACACAATGCAGGTCTGTTGACTACTAAATAAAGCACAAGCACAAGGAATATGTGATGGACTCAGTTTCAGTCTTTCGCGCCAAAAAACGTTGGCATCTTCACCACAATCAAGTTGTTGTATTTGATGGAGATAAACTAAAATCATTATACGAAATCCTCTTACTTATGAATATTTGTTTTATAGAGTGTATTTGGAAAACTTGGATCTCATCTCTTACGATATGCAATTCTAGAGAAGAGGAAAGCTACTTCCGACAGAGATATAGGGGATTCTAATGCTCACTAGTAAAAGAATTTAATGTAAGTATATCAACAATTTCCCTAAAACGTAAGAGTAAAATTTGGAAACACATACCAGGGGACTTAAATGTCGAATGAGAGTGCTTTGGAGTCTGTGATAATTGGCATTCTGCTTGATCCGGCAGTAAGGGAGTCATGCTCGATTCATGTCGAACCTTGGATGTTTTCTAAGAAAGTTTTTGAACTGACAGTTACTAATCTCTTGGATGTTACATTTCAAGGTAGATTTCCTGACAAAAAACTTTTCATTGCTACGCTTCGTAATAAGTATCCAGAAGAGCTAAACGCTTTTGATTGGAGAACAATCGAAGAGTTGTTTGACGGATTTACTGAGATTTCAGATGCTGAATATCCTTCAGCAATTAACATCATGCAGAACTTCATTAAGGATCGACTAATTCAAAAAGGGGCCGATCTTTTTACGAAAGGAAGAAAGGTAGAATCAGAGCAGTACTTTACTGCATCTACTCTCCTAAAGATTACCCATAACCCTTTTATCAATCCTCTCGAAGAAGGGGTTATGGATCGTCTTTGGAAAAATAACATGCCACCTGGAGGGCGAGTAATTAAAAGTTCTCTTGGTGTTGTTAATACATCATTGATGTACGGTGGTTATAAAAATGGAGATTTGGTTTTAGTTGGTGCTCGTCCTAAAGCCGGAAAATCCATGTTTTTAGTTCAAGAGGGCGTAACAGCGACAGATCAGGATTTTAATGTCTGTCATATGTTTTTTGGAGATATGACAGAGTTTGATGGAATCTGTATGTATTGTGCAAATATTACAGGTGATCCACTTATTGAGGTTATCCATAACTACAAGCAATACACCAAGCGTTGTGAGCGTTGGCTAGACCATCTCCGAATTGCTGCATTCCCTGCCATGAGCATGGATTGTCACGAAGTTGTAGCTCACATCAGAAGATTAAATAGAAACTTTGATATTAATATGGCTATTCTAGACTATGATCTAAATATCAATGTTAAAGGAATACACGGAAAAAGCGATGGTGGTACGATGATGTATGAAGGTGGCGGTATCATGTACTCCCTCTTCAAGGGTATGGCTGACCCAAAATCTGAAAACCTTGTTTGCTTGATTGCATCTCAAACCAAACAAGCTTTTTGGGGAGACGAGGTTCCACCTATGCAAGCGGCTGCTGAATCAAGTCGAAAACAGCAAGCTGTTGATGCAATGCTTCTCCTTGGACGAAACCAAACATTTGAAGGAGTTGGCACATTAAGCATGCCGCTTGTAAGACGTGGAAAATCAGGAGAAATGGCCCGCTTACGTTTCGAAGATAATTGCAGACGTGTTTTCGACATTAAGTCTGCTGAATACGAAAGGATCATTGATGGCAACAAAACAAAGAAAAACGAAGCTAATGATGATTCAATCTTAGAGGGGATCAGCTTCTCTGATCGGTATCGTGAAATGTCAAAACAGAAAGAGACTTTGCAGTAATGGAGGGATAGCCATTATTGTAAAAATAGAGTATAGTAAATCACCAAAGACAGGAGATGAAAATGCCAAAGATTAAGACCATTATCGAGGGAACCTTCCGAATTGAAGAAATTGACGATGAAGCACTCGTCAAAGAAAATCCTATGAAAAAGGAAGAGTTCGAAGAAGACATAAGAAACTTGCTC